AAACAAATCCACGAACTGTTTTTACATGTTCATAAGATGAAGGATTTTTCATAAGTATATTCTTTATTGTATTTTCAAGAGGATAATAACTTCCATCAAAGGGGTCAAAATTATCTAATAGTTCAGCAGTATTGTAATATTCTTTCATCTGATTATTAGGAGAAAGAGTATAGTCTTCATAGCACCAACCCAACATTTTATCTATTGTAAATGAATCATCTTTTTCATATATTAAATTTCCTAAACAATCATAAAATTTTTGGTTGTATGTTTTAGGAAGAGTTTTTGTTTGTACATATGAATTTGTAATCTTTTTGAGTTTTGCCAAATTAAAACTTTTTGCTTCTTTTAGTGTAGTATCTTTATAATTATCAAAATTTTCTTCTTTTGGAATCATCCATAATATAATTAAAAAGAGAATAACACCCACAATGGCAAAATTTTTTATGGTATCTTTTCTTAATGTGTTTTTTTCAACTTCAAAGACTGCAAAAGATTTAGTTATTCCATTATCAATATATTCAATAAACTGATAACCTTTTTTTTCATATTTTGTTTTAGTTTTTTCAAGTTCTTGAAGTCTTTGTTCCTTTGTGAAACCTGTTACATTGATATTTTTTCTCATGCTTACTCCTTAAAATGGTTTTATTTTGGCTCTAACTATACCAATAATTTTGATTAGATTTAAATTTTCACCTTCAATATGAATATCATCATATGTACTATTATCACTTTGTAATTTAATCCATGTTTTAAATGGGTCAGCTTTAAACCTTTTAATGTAAACCTCTCCATTAATATTAGCAATAACAGTTTCTCCATTTTTTGCTTCATGATTTTTTTCTATAATTACAAACTCACCATTTGAAATATAAGGTTCCATGCTATCGCCATATACTCTTATTATCTCTAATTTGTCATACTTTCTTATATTGATTATTTCATCTAAGAATGCTTTGCTTAATTGAATTTTCTTAGGATTGGCATCTCCATTTAGAGCACCATATCCAGCAGCTGCATATACCTCAGGATAAAAATTAATTGCAATTGTTTCATTTTGCGTATCTAAACTCTTAATTGGTTCATTTTGAACCTTTCCATTTAGTATAAAATCAATCGAAATATTCTCATTTTGTGAAATATCTTCTATTAATTCATATGGAATCTTATTTCTTTTCTTCCAAGTACTTAGTGTATTTGGTTTAATATTATAAAATTCGCAAAATTCGAAATCTTTTTTAAATCCCTTAAAATCGTATATTCTAATTAATATTTGTTCAATTCTATTCATAAAGTGCACCCTTGATTCGCAAAATGTCTTGACATAGTTCGCAAAATGAACTATAATTCTTTTATAATTTCCGACACATACGAGGGAAATTATATCAGAAAAAAATAATTTCCACAAAAAAAAGAAATTATATGTTCATTCACAACTTAAGCCACACCGATAACTGATTGGCTGAACTGTTAAAAAGAGTTAATGCGAGTTAAGGGTAAGCATTAACATTTTACTCTTTAAATATATTTATTATTAAGCCCTCTTTTTGCGAATTTTTGAGGGCTTAACCGTGTGTATCAAAAGGAGTTTATATGTTGATATGTTTAAAAGTATTTAGCGTAATTATTTTATTTATATTTTTTATAGTTTTGAGAGCTGCATCAAAAGAGATGGACAGAATTATAAAAGAAAATAGTGAGAATAGAGAAATAGGGAGTCTTTTTTATGACTAGTCATTTTTTGGAAATAGCAGCTGTATTTATATCTCAGCTGCTACTTGTTTTTTTAAGACTTGTAAATGTTCGTTTAGTAGTGAATGGGCAAGTTTTTAAATCGATGGTTTATACATTATTGATACAAATTTCTTGGTTGACAAGTAGTGCAATAGGAATAAAGGCTCTACTTGACATTGATTTAATAACAGTATGTTTTTACTTAGCTGGTGGAGTAGCTGGGTCGTACTTGAATTTTAAGATAAAGGTTTAATATGAAAAAAAGTTTTAAAGAAATGACCTTAAAGGAACGATTTGATTCTAGAGGTTTTTCTCCTACTGCATATGCAAAAGCATATGGAATAAGTAGGTCTTCTTTATATGACATATTTAATGGAGACTCTACAGGAGAAAAAAACAGCGAGAACAAAGCTGGTGATGTTAGAAGGGCAATAGCTCAACTTAAAAAAGACAAGGTTTGGATAGGTCCACTTCCATGGGAAAAGAAAAAGGAGCAATGATATGGTGTTTACAAACAAGGATTTGATTGAGAAATTAGGTCTTACAAAAATGGCTCTTTCTAAAGCTTTAAAAAATACAGCATATAAACTTAAAGAAGTAAAAGGCTCTTCAAAACCTGTTAAACATTATCAGCTTGAAGACTTGCCTCAACGATATAAAGACAAGTTAAAAGAGCAAGGTATAGAAGAAAAGTTTGAGAGTAAAGATAATACTAACATTTCAAAAGCAAATTTTACTAAGAAGTACATTTTAGCTCATCCTGATAAACAAAAACAAGCACTTGTTAGATGTAAGTTGATTGATTATTATATGAAAAGAAATACATCTTTAAATCAAAGAGCATGGTTAGAAGAGACTTTAAAAAATGATATCTCTTTTGATGTTTTGGGTGATGTAAGTATTAAACAATTAAATGATTGGCTGAGAAAGTATAAAGAAGCAAAAGAAAAGGGACTAAATGTTGTTGAAGCATTTATTGATAGTCGAGGAGCTTCAAAGGGTGTAAAAGCTTTAACTGACACTCAAAAAGATACAGCAATTAGATACTTTTTAAGAGCAAATCGTCCAATGATAAGTGAGGTATATAGAAATATGTGTCACACCTTTGGAGATACTATGCCTTCTTATGATGCCTTGAATAACTACTATAAAGAGTGGGTAAGAAAAAACCCTGTTTTATATGAGTTTGCAAAATCGCCTGATAGTGCAAAGAATAAATATCTTGCAGCATATGGACAAGCTGATGCAAAAGCTAGTTATCGCAATCATTATTGGGAGCTTGACTCAACACCAGCTGATATCATCTGTGAAGATGGAAAACGATATGCAATTATAGCTGCTATTGATGTGTTTAGTAGAAGAGTAGTTTTCCATGTTAGTGAAACTTCTAGTTCTTATAGTATCTCTCAATTATTGAGAAAAACTATCTTAAAACTTGGTATTCCTGAAAATGTAGTCATAGATAATGGTAAAGATTATACTTCAAATCATTTTGAAAGTATTTGTGTAAACCTTGGAATCAATATGAATATTGTGCCTCCATTTAGTGGAGAATGTAAACCTCATGTTGAGAGAGTTTTTGGAACATTATCAAGGGAATTATTTGAACAAATACCAGGATATATAGGACACAATGTTGCCCAAAGAAGCGAGATACAAGCTAGAAAATCTTTTGCACATAAAATACAAGCTCAAGAAAAGTGGAGAGAAGAACAAAAGCATAAAACAAATGAAGAGAAAAAAGCTTGGAAAGATGCTTGGAAAATAAAAAAAGAGAATATAGGACTAGAGCTTACTGTATTACTCAGTGCAGATGAACTTCAAACTTGGATTGATAACTGGGCAAATAAACTTTATGAGCAAAGAGTTCATAAAGGAATAGATACAAAACCACTTTCCAAATGGAATAGTGATACCACTCCTGTTGCTGGAGTACCTGACCCCAAAATGTTGGATTTACTTCTTGGAGAAAGTGTTACTAGAAGAGTTGGGAAAAAGGGAATAGCTTATGATGGCTGTAACTATGCTCATGTTGATTTGGTTGAATATACAGGCTTATATGTATATGTAATGGCTCCAGCTGATATGGGATATGTTTTAGTTTATGATGAGAATATGAACTATATTTGTGTTGCTGAAGATTTAGAGCATATGGGAAAAGATAGATACAAAGTAAGAGGAGCTAAGAAAAAGTCACTTGCTCTTATGAGACAACTTGACAAAATAGTTAAAGAAGCTCAGGCTGCAAAAGACACAACCATCATGGATAGAATAGAAGCTGTAAAAGATGAAATTGAAACACCTACTATTGCTGTTACAAAACATACTGAAGCTGTGGATAGAGTACTTAGAGATTCCAAAATTATCGAAGATGAAGATAAAAAAGCTTTAGAAAAATCAAATAAATATGACTTTAAAAATAAAGATGAAGAGGGAATTCCTCAAAAAATACTACCAAGTGGAAGACCATCTTTTACTGCATATTTTGACCGATTTTTATGGGACTTAACTCATAACATGGTTGATGAAACTACGAAAAAACTTGCAAAAAAGTATCCCGATATTTGGGAAATGGCTGAAAAAGAGGCAAAGGTTGGATAGGGAAGAGAGATATCTCTTCCTGTTCGAGTCTTTGGTCGGACTTAAAAAACAAACAGGAGTTAATATGAAAGAAGAATTTCTTCAAACGCAAAATTATATCAAATTACGAGAGGCTTTTCAAGGATTGAAAGACTTACCAGCTAGTGCACCTAAGATGGGTTTAGGTTATGGAAACTATGGACTTGGGAAAACAATGTCTTTAGAAAGAATCACAATGCAAGAAGATGCACTTCTTTTTAGAGCTGTTCAAACTTGGACCAAATCTTCACTTCTAAGAGAAATATGTATTGAACTTAACTTAGATACTTCGGGTCAAGCTTCATATCTTTACAGGCGAGTTGTAGAGTCACTTTTAAATGAACCTAGAATAATAATAATCGATGAAGTTGATGCCATTTTAAAATCAACTAAAAACGAAGTATTGGAACTTTTAAGAGATATCCATGATGAAACGGGAGTTATAGTATTTTTTGTGGGAATGGAAGAGTCAAATGCAAAGTTTAAAAAGCATAGACACTATTACTCAAGAATAGTTGAACTTGTAGAGTTTAAGGGCATAGGCAAAGAAGATATAAAAAAGTTTTGTCAACTATGTGAAGTAGAAATAAAAGAAGACTTGATAAATCACTTTTTTATAAAGTATCCAAATCTTAGAAACATAAGAGTTTTACTAATAAGACTTGAAAAGTATTGTGAGTTGAATGGATTTGAGAGTGCTGATTTAAAAATATTTAATCAAAGTGGAGTTGATCATGGAACTAGACAAAAAGATTGAATATAGAAAAAGGTTTATTTCTAAAAGACAATCTATGTGGAACTTTATAAGAAGAAATAGACAGTTTAGAGTTGGAGATGTGATGCTTGTATGTGGTGTAAATTATAACTATATGCAGAAATTCCTAAACTTCTTGGAAAATGCAAAATACATAAAACTTAAAAATGAAAAGAAACCATATACAAATAGGATGTATTCACTTTTAGTAAATAGTGGACCAATTGCTCCATCTATAACTGATGGTGGTCTTTATGATGAAAATACAAAAGAAGAGTTTATCTTTGGAGAGATGAAAGGTAAGAGAAAAGTTGTAGTTCCTGATGGTTTAGTAGAGATATTAAAGGCAATAGAAAACAATGAACCTATGACTCAAGATGAGATAAGTGCAAAATCAGGAATACAAAGAAAAGGTCTATATAAGTGGTGGAATAGACTTGAAAAGTTTGGTGTGATATTAGGAAGAGTTCCAGCAGATGAGAGTGACCAAAAATATAGCTGGTGCAAAGTTAAATATAAAACAAAAGATAGAAAATACTTATTTGCAGTAGATAGTAAAAGAGCAAAAGTAGTCTTATCTGAAATAGAAAAAGGTGCATATAGTAAAAAGACATCACAACTGAGACATCTATGGCTGAAGAACTAGAGTTATTAAAGCTTGAGGTTGAAAGGAAGTCTATGGGAATAGTTGCCAAGGAGTTAAAAGTCAGTAAGGCAACTGTTAGCTTGGTGGTAAGAGAGAAATATCCAAATCCATACAAGATATATGCAAAAGTAAAAGAGAAATATGGACAAAAGATAATAGGTGCAAATGCAAAAGCAGATGCAATTAGTTTATTTAAGGAGCTGATATGAATAGTGGAGAAGTTTTAGTTTTGGCTGTAGTGTGTTTTTTGGTGGGTTTTATTCTTAATGAAGTTATGAGAAACAAAAAAGATGATGGAAAGATAGAGTTTAGTGAAAGGCTGAAAAATGGCAACTAATAACTTAAAAGTAGAAGAGATAAAAGATAGACATTATCTTGTAAAGGTTGGCGTTGTGAGCTTTCAAATAGATAGAAAAAACCTTGAAATTTTAGCTTCAAAGATAGCTGCTAGTTTGGGTTTAAATATGGTGGAAGACGAAGAGCTTCAAGAGGTACTTAAAAGATATGACGAACTGAGAGTGACTGTTCCTGTACTAAGAGTCAATGCAAATGCTTTGAGTACACCTGAACATCCACTTGGAAAGAAATAGATTATTCATAGAGCAGCTGGTGAGCTGCTTTATTGAGTATTACTCAAATCAATATAAAGGAAAGAATATGACAGAGGAAAAGTTTAGAAAGGCATCTCAAATCAAACAGGAGATAGTTAGCTTAAAGATGCATATGGATGCAGTAATCAAGTATAAGTCTTTTGCAACAAATCATCAAGCACATAGTTTATCAGTACATTCAACTTCAACTGAAAAAGGGATAAAACTTGTGGATTTTAAAGGTGTCTTAACTTCAAAAGATATGGTGCAAATAGCTGAAGTAGCAGAAAGAAGAATTGCGAAAAGATTGAAAAAGCTTCAAAGAGCTTTTGATGAACTATAAGGAGAAATAATGGCAAGAATTAAAGATGGTAAATGGGAAGATAAAGAGGGAAAATTTATTCACCCTGACATGATAAGAATGGATAAGCAACTTGAAGATGAGCTGGTTGAGTCATTGGTAAGTAAAGCGATTACATTACAGAATAGAATGAAAGAGTACAAAATCTATGCTTTTGCTGAGTGCTATGCTTTTGTAGATTTGCTTAGACAAAACTATGATATGGAGAGAATCACAAGTAAAACAGGTGCTGTAACGATTAAGAATTTCAATGGAACTATGGAGGTACAAATCCAAGTTGCAAAACTGATATCTTTTGACCAAAAGCTTACTTTGGCAAAAGAGAAGATTGATGAGTACTTAACCCATAAAACAGAAAACATGGATGCAGAGATACAAACTCTTATTACAAGAGCATTTGATGTAAAGAACGGAAAAGTAGATGCTAAACAAATCATCGGCTTAAAATCATACAACATTACACATCCAAAGTGGAAAGAAGCTATGGATATGATTGATGAAGCTACAGAGATAGCTGGAACTAAATCATATATTAGATTTAAACAACGTGAAGGCTTAAAACTAGATGGTGCAATGCAAACTATCATTCTAGATTTAGCAGCACTTCCTGTGGAAGATAAAGAGATAGAGGAGGCTAAGAATTTAAAAGCTTGGTTTTCAGAGTTAAAAAAACATAGTGCTTACTTTATGTTTGCTGACAATTCAGAAGAGTATTGGAAAGGGCTATATAAACAAGGAAAAAGTACAGCTGAAGCAATACAAAATGAAAAAGATAAAAAACAAGCTTTGGAGGATATGAGCAATGAGTAAAAATAAACATATAAAAGGGTTGGTATTACATTGTAGTGACTCTGACTTTGGAAGTGCAACTCTAATCAAAGGGTGGCACGTAAATGAGCGTGGCTGGGATGATATTGGATATACAGCAGTTATCTGTAATGGTCAAGTTGAAAACAACACCTATATGGCTTTTATGGATGGAGCAATTGAGTGGGGTCGTGATATTGATGTATCAGGAGCTCATGTAAGAGGGTTTAATGACCTTGAGGGCTTGTGTTTGATTGGTAAAAGTGGAAAGTTTACTATCAACCAACTAGAAGCTGCTAGAAGAGTTATCTTGTATTTCATAGAACATCATGGTTTAGATGCTTCTAAAATCTATGGGCATAGTGACTTAGATGATAAGAAACCACATTGTTGTGGACTTGATGTTAAAGAGTTTGTAAAAGCTTGTATCAATCTTGAAACTCTAGATAGGTTTGTGGGGAGATTGAGTGATGGATGAGTTTGATATAAACGAAGTTTTAGAATATGCAAATGATTTAAAAAGAGAATATGCAGGTAAAGAGGATGTTGACAATTTTAATCAAGCAGTTATGAGATTAAAAGATGCAGTGCAAAATCTTACGGTCATAGATAGTTTTGATGATATTAAAGGAGAAGCATGATAGTCAAAGCTATTAAAGATATTTTTCAAGCTGCATCAGGAGATTCACCAGCTTTAATTTTTGCATCAAAAGGACAAGTTTTAGATGTAGTTGAAAAAATGGAAGATATATCAAAGCTTTCTGAGTGGAAAAAAGAATACAAATATCTGTGTCAGGATACGAAAAAAAGACATGGTGCATTTTATGTAAAAGCAGATGAAGTCAAAGAAGTTGAGATAAATTAAAGAATTATGAAGAGCCATAAGCTCTTCATATTCTTAACTTTAAATCTTGTAATTTCACACTTTTAAGTGTTGGTGAGGATTATAACAAAAGTACTTTAAATAAAGTTTTGAGGGTATGCAAGGCTTTATTTAGATTATAAATAGGAGGAAGTATGAAAATAGAAACAAAGTTTGACCCCGAAGATGAAGTGTTTGCAATCTTTAAGGATGAAATAGTAAAGGTAAAAATAGAAGTAATAGAGGCAAAAGTTACTTTTGAGAAAGTAGTTCTAAATTACAAAGTTAGATTAAAAGGTAGAAAAACATTGCTTAACGCAGATGAAAATGAACTTCATAAAACTGTAGAAGATGTTATTGAGAGTTTAAAATCAAAATTTGAAAATGAATAACAGGAGAAATAATGGCAATTAATATTAAGACAAAAGAAGAGGCTTATGAGTGGATAGAGAATACCTTTTTTGGAGATTTAGATGAAAAGGGAATGATTGAAAATTTAAAGTATATGGTAGATGGAATTTTTAGAGGTATTGAAAATAAAGACCCACTGCATAGATTAAATTCATTGATTAGAGATTATTGTTTAAAAAGAGAGTTTGATAAACGCTATCCACATAATGATTGGTTTACAGTTCAAATAATTTGTAAATCAAAAGATTATAGAGGGTTGATGGTTATTCCTGAGGTAAAAGATAGCTTTTTTGAAAAGAAAATATTTGAAGCTACTACTACCAAAGATATGTTTGATAAAGCAATTAAATTTTATAAGGAAAAAGTATGAAAAATATAATGCTTGATTTAGAGACTATGGGAACAAACAACGATGCATTGGTTACGACAATTAATGCAGTACAGTTTGATTTAGAAACAGGTGAAACTTTTAAAGAGTTTGAAATAGGTATAGAGTGGGAAGAGCAAATAAGACATGGTGCAAAGATAGATGCATTAACTGTTCAATGGTGGTTATCACAAAGTAAAGAAGCACAAAATACTATGATGAGACTAGATAAGGTCTCTGTTGTAACAGCTTTGATTGCATTTAATAATTGGATTGATGATAATTTCTCAAATAAGAACAATACAGCACTTTGGGGCAATGGTGCAAGTTTTGACAATGTAATTCTTAGAAATTTATATATAAGACATAATATTGAGTTTGTCTTACCTTATTGGTGTGATATGGATGTAAGAACATTAGTGAAATTAAAAAAAATAAACACTAGAGACTTCAAGTTCCAAGGTATTAAACATAGAGGTATTGATGATTGTAAGCACCAAATTAATTATTGCTGCAGTAAGTAATTTCATAGAGTTCTAGATGTAGAGCTCTATTGAGTTTATTTGAAAGGAAGATGATGTTAAACCCAAATACAGGTGATGCAAAGATGGATGAAGCTTATCAAAAGATGCTTATATACACAAGTGGTTTTGATGGCTTTGAAGAGTTTTATAACTATTTTTTAAAGCAAGTTACTACTGATGATAAAGATTATTTAAACAAGTGGCTTTTGAAAGTATTGTATGTGAATTTGAAACAAACTAAAAAACATAAATTTGATGAGCTGCTTGAGAAAGTATCAGCTGAGGGTAGAACCCAGCTTGAGTCATGGCTTGATAATGAATTAAAGAAAGAGAGGTAATAGAATGAGTCCATTTAAAGGTCAAGGTCTTAAAAGAGAAAACTTTAATCTTGAGACCAATTATATAATAGAAGATTTTTTTGTAGAAAGGTCTATAACCCTTATTTATGCTGGACCAAAACAAGGTAAGAGTAGATTTGCTATAGGATTAGCCAAATGGTTATTTGTTCATACTAATTTTTATCCTCAGTACTTTGATTTTGATAACCCTTTATCTGCGTTAAGTGATAGAGGTGTTGATGATATCTGTGATGAAGGAGGAGATAGCTTTGATTATATTCATCCTGAGAAGATTGCTACTACATCTAAAGAGGCTCTTGATAAGCTTGTTGAAAATGCTCATGGAGATGTATATGCTAAGTATGTTTTCTTTTTTGACTCTGCAACTGATTTTGCAGATGAGAATAGTGATGGAGCAGTAAAAGTATTTATGAGTAAGTTAAAGCGACTTAGAAATCATGGTGCAACGATTGTACTGCTTCATCATGCAAATAAGAACGATAAAAACTATAAAGGTTCAACAGTATTCAAAAGTGCTAGTGACAATGTATATAGTTTAAAAAATGAGTATGAAGATATCAATGGTACTACATTTTTATTGGATGTCGATGCTGGAAGATTTAAAGTAAAAGATAGTGCTTTTAGCCTCAGTAGAAATGGCTATATTTTGACAAGATTAAATTATGAAGAGGTTTGTATTCCTGTACATGAACAAATGTTTATTAGAGAGATAAAAGCTTCTCTTCAAAAAGAGAAAGCTGGATTCAATCAAACTAAGCTTTTAGAAAGTATCAATAAACCAAAAGCAGATAAAACAAGCTTAGACTTACTGCATAAATATGTGAATATTTATTGGGTAATAAAAGAAGATGGTAAAAAGAAAATTTATACTTTAAAATAAGACTACAACATATACAACTTAACAACACGCGACATTATTACAACATAAAAAAGTCAATCTAAAGCCTATAAATAGGTAACTAATGAGTTTATGTTGTAGTGTTGTATATGTTGTAAAGGTGTGGTAATACAAGTCAAGAAGGGGTTATAATGACAGCAGCACAAGAAAAATATAAAAAGAGCTTGATACAAAAGATACAAGTATCAAAAGGAAATGTATTTGTAGATGACGAAGATAGGAAGGCTTTTATGCTTTCACGCTTTGGAGTTGACAGTACAACTAAAATGACCATAGACCAGCTTAAGCTTTTATGTGACTTTTGTAATAGAAAGGTGAGTGAGATACCTATGTTAAATCCATGTACTGAAGCTCAGAGAGAAAAGATTATAAATTTATGGTTAGATAAAGCTAGAGATAAAAGTTTTGTAGCTCTTTTTTCATTTGTTAAAAGAATAACATCAAAAGACATTGTCAGTACAACTGAACTTAGAAAACATGAAGCTACAAACGTAATATTAGCCTTAGAAAACATGAAACCCTAACACCTAATCCTTAGGTAAAACCACGACTCTACTTGTGGCTAAAACATCACAAAATGACATCAAAATACAAATTTATTGCAAAATGAAATTTTATTTGTTATACTTTCGTAAGATTTTATGGAAGGATAGCTATGAGCGTAACGATTACTAACTTTGATTTGTTTGAAGAGTTTTTTAATTATATTAAAAACCCTGACGTAGATATTAATGCTGCTATCAAAGAGTATGGTGGCTCTAGCTTTTATATACCTTCCCATAAAACAACATTTCGTAATGATGAGATTATCAAATACTATCGGGAACACTATGGTGAGACTGGAGTGGTAAAATATCTCGCTAAAGAATATACCTTAACCGAGAGACAGATTTATGATATAACTAAGGAAGTTAGAGAAACTCCTAGTTTATTCTAATACTTCTTTAATATAATCTTCCACTATCTCTTCTAATTCTTCTTTTGTATCATCATAAATAGTTCCATCTTTATGTATAGGCATATATGCTCTAGCTTCTATACTTCCATCTTCTCTTCCAAATTGGTGTACTATTGGATATGGATATCCATTTGCTGTGGCATTGAGTCCCACTATGGCTTCATCACTATTACTTTGTGCAGAAAGTGTGTCTTGCATATCTCCCTCATCATATAATATCTTTTCAGGGTGTTTATCATTTTTTCTTGGTTTGATTGGATTCCAACTTATGCCATCAGGCGTTTGTTGTTTCTCAAAAGAGGTATCTACTACATTGTATAGATGATGGGCAAGTTCTGCCATAAGAGGTGCTGTATCTTGTGCCTTATCTCTTAGTTCTTGTATCTTGGCTTGTGCCTTATCTAGACCTTGAGCTTTTATAGTAACTTGCATTTATTTTTCCTATTTGGTATAATTTCTCATATAAAGGGATTGCGTGTGCAATAGGTGAGCAGGCTCCACCATGGAAAAGCACGATTACTACTCCTGCCCCTTTTGAAATATGAGCTTCTCATATCTTCTATTTTCTACTTGTTTTGTATCTTTTATAAAATATGCTGTTACCCCTTGAGTTTTGTCTTTTTGATATTCAAATATAACTTGTAAAGCTCTTTTTCCACCACCTTCACCTTTGTAATATCTAAACATCTTTTTTTCTAAAGTACCTTTTGCTTCATTAAATAACAAATATACTTCATGAGGGTCTTTTATGGTTCTTGCTATCTCATCTAAGTACAGGTGTCTATCTTGCTTTTTGATTTTGCTATATTTTGAAGCTGAAAGAAAAAGTGAGTCATCTATAATCATGGGGTCATTTACTTTATCAATAAATAAATCGCCTTTTTTAAGAGCTAAAGTTTTGTAAAACATATCTTGCAGCTCTTTTTCTGTCAGGTCTTTATATATATCTTTTCTTATACTTTTTACACTAGCTAGTCCAGCTAAAGAGCTATCAAGATTCATCTTTGATATCTTTGCAACTTTATCTTGAGTAGCTGGGTTATAGTCCCAATCTTTTGAGGCTACACTTTTGGGAGCTTTTTTTGAGATGGTTAAACCTAGCTTTTTAGCTTGTTTTTCACTTATGGCTCTAGTTTTACAAACACAGCCCCAACCATTTGGTGGATAGTTTGTACTCCAAAATATATCATCCCTTGGTAAAACTGTATTGTGTAATATCTCATGCTCTGCTCTTGTACTCTCAAGTAGTGCTGAAACATATTGAAGATAAGTTGATATAGGTAATAGCATCTGTTGTCTATATCTTGATTGGGCATAGGCTACTCTCATATTTGTATTATAGATATTTCTTAATCTACTTGAGCCTATGTTTACAGTTTTTACTTCTCCTGTTTTAGGATTTACAATATCCTTCTCTCCCCACCAACCTTTCTTTTGTAAGGTAGGTTTTATCTCTTTTTTAAAGTCTTTAAAATGTTGACCTTCTACCATAGCTTTATCTAGGGCTTTAAACATATCATGCAAGAGATCTAGTCTTGTGATTTTTGCTACTGTGAAACTTTTGTTATGAGCTTGTTTGATAAGCTCATTATAATCGAAGCTTAGTTTATAACCTTTGTTTCTAAGATACTCAAGGGCATCTTTAGGAACTAAGTTAAAATCTAGTTTAACCATTTGGATTCTCTTCTTCTATTTCAGCAGCTGCTAGAAGTGAAGAGTTAGCTATATATTTTCCTAAGTTCTCTTCTAAGTCTTTAGTATTGACATTTGGATATAGAGCTGCTAGGTTATTAAAGGCTTCTTCATAGCTGTTTGATTTTTCAAAAGCTTTTATTATTTGGTTTTGAAATGTTAGTGGACTTACTACATCTATATTAAAAACATTTGACTCCAGCTCATCTTGAGGTAGAGTTTTTGAAAAGCTCATCTTTGAGTTTGGGATTACAGCTTTCTCTTTTGGTTTTACTTTTACATTGTAAGTTTTTTCGATGTATTCAGTTTCTAACTCAAAGCCCATATCATATATAACTTTATCTCTATCTACTAAATCTTTGTTTGGGTCATCTATATCTTTTAGTTTTCCTGTAATATCTATATCAAGGTTGTTTAGCTCTTTAAAGTTCTTGATAACTTCTTTGATGATTTTGTTTACTATGTTTTCATCTGCTTTGGCTAAATCTTCTCTAATATCATTGTGTACAGTTGCAGCTGCTTGTGAGCCACCTTTTACATTACTTGTAAGATTTCCTCCAAGGATTACTTGTCTTATTTGGTCATCTATGTATTCAATGATCTCTTTGAAGTTTGCTTTATCTTGAATAGTTTTAATATCAAGTGAATCTTCTGTATCAAGTACTGCTCCATCACCACCTAGCATATTGTAAATCTCATCTGCTAAATCATCTTTGTTACCTTCAGTTTTTCCAATAACCCATGGAGTACCAAATCTCTCAAGAAGCTCTACCCAAAACTGTAAAGAAGCATTTTTAAACTCTATTAGCCAAAACAGTGGGAAATATATAGCTTGTCCATAGGGTTTATTATGTTTGGCTTTGTATGTGGCATGAATAGCTTTATATGGTGCTATATCTTCTGCCATACCACTACCTACATATTTTAAAACATCTTTATGCAGTTGAAACTCTTTGTAGTCTCTTTCCACTAATCTTGGATAAAAGTATCCATCAGCTTTTTCAAACCAGTTCTTTTCAAATACTGAAAAACCTTGATAAGGTGTATCTAAAATAGAGTCTAATGTGTCATAGTCAAAGATAGCTTCTAAGTTCTCTTTGATATCTTCATCTTCACAAGCAATATAAATCTCTTTTTTTAGAGTTGCTGCTTTTCTACTTCCTATACTTGAGGTTACTGTTGAGTCTCTATTGATTTTGTCTATTTCATCATCATCTAACCACTCAGGACTTACAGGAAGAGAGAAAAGACTTGTTAAGATATCTCTTTGATTTGAAGTAAGTCTTACTGACTCTCTTTTGTCTTTATTATTACCTTTACTATTTGCTATAGGTGTATCTTTTTTGAATGGATTTTTAAAATTTATCATCTTCTACCTCTTGTATTTCTATTTGCTCTTTGGTGTCGTTTAGCTCCACCTCTTGTATTATTTCTTTTCCCACCACCTTGGGCATCTCTTTTTAATCTTTTTTGACGACTAAGTTTATAAATCGTAGATAAGGGGTCATGTAAATCGTCATGTTCTGCTTCAGGGAAGTCATCCATTTGGTTAAATAACTCAGGATGCTCTCCAACAAACACAATATCTCCATCATCAATAGGAAACTCCAACTCTCCCATACGGTCTTCTTTATTTTCAGTCCAATGGATAAAACGCATCAAAGGTATGTTTACAGTTCCATCGTTAAAACAGGCATCCTTTATCCAATCTCTTAGCATATAAAAACCACCATTTTTATCCCCACTTAGGACATCGGGCTTTATAGTTTTTAAGAGTTTGATTACTTCTGTAACTACAGGCTTACCTTTTATTCTTGCTTGTTTAGAGTAAAAGATATAAAGCTTTTGGTCTGCATAACATAAACCTCCAGCTAAGAATCCACAAAAGTCACCTTCATCTGAGTCACCTTTTGCATCTACGATTAGAAACTTCTTATCTAGCTTTGGCATTTGAGTATGAGATATCTTTTTGAACTTGCTTGAGTCAAACTTTTGGTTCTCACTATTTGGGTTGTTTTGTTGCTCTTTTTGAAAGGCTTTATTATTCTTAGCTCTTTTTTGCATAAGAAACTCTAGTTTTACTGAGTCCCATAAAAGCTTCGCACCTTCATCCATCAAGGCTTTATTTTCAAGGTAGTAGTTCCTTGCTGGTTCTACTCCCTCGTATTTGTATATCTTGGTGTACTCTTCCCACATATGCATATTGGTCGGATATGAGATAAGAGCACGAAAAGTTATTGGATGCCAAAACTTTAGCTTGAGCTTTCTTGCTAGAACTGAGTCTCTATGTAAAATAGTACCTATGTATAAAATATCCATAGAGCCATCAACACTTCCTAAGTTTTCGATAGCTTCATCAAGCCACTCTTCTAGCTTGTCTCTTTGTTTTCTACTTTTTACATTTGTGTCATTTTCTAAATCATCTATGATAGATAAGTCGGGTCTATAAACACCATGTTTAACACCCCTTACTCTTTTACCACTACCATAAGCTCTGATTTTGATATTGTTTTTAGTAACTATTTCGCCTATTTTCCATACTTTACCAATACCTGTTGCTTCAGGAAAATCTGCTTTTAATCTTTCGTTTTCTTCTAGTTCTGCTTTGATAGCTTCCACTAAAGTTTCTGCTAACTCAATGGCATCTGAAAAGATAGTAATAAAATGCTTGAGATTATTTACAATACACCAAATAGGAAAAGCCAAAGATACATCGGTACTCTTACCAAATCCTCTTGGAGCTGCTATTGCAAAGCTTAAACCCATAGGTTTATATTTGTCTATGATTTTGTAATAAACTTCTTCTAGCTCTTCTTGTAGAACTGACTTGCCACCCATAGTGTAATAGTGTGGGAAGTAAGTATTTCTAAAAACATGAAAATCTTTAGCTTGGTCTTCTATTCTTTTATCTTTTAGCTTTGGGTCTAAAACATAAGTTTGTTTTATCTGTTCTTTTAAACCAAAAGAAAAATCACTAACCCAAGATTTATACTCTTTTCTTGTAAGCTTTAGGGCTCCTAGTTTAGTTCTTCCATTGTCAAGAGCTGTTTGGTAAGTGTCATCTAAAAGGGCTTGAAGCTCATGTTTATCAAATAGAGACATCTGCTAACTCATCTTGAATAGTATCTATAATATTTATTACTATCTCCATATCTTTAGCATCTAAGCCCTCTTTTAAAGCTAAAAGAATAGTTTTAGTGGTGTGTTTGATAAGTGCATATTTGTAAGCTTCAGGGTCTTCTGCAGCTGCTACTTTTCTCATCTTTGAAAAGCTATCTCCCAAAGATACTATTAACTGTGCTTTTTGTGCTGGAGATGTTTTTTCATCTTCTCTTATTTCTTTAAGTGTTTCAAACATGTAACCTGTAAACATAGAGTACATATTTTCTTTGGTCTCACTTGATGCACCTATTTTTTTAGCAGCTCTTAAAGTAAGCCAATCAAAACCTAGTGATTTGTCTTTACTTTGATAGTTCTCAATAGTCTTTTTACTTAGAACTAGAGTCTCAGCTATTTGGTCAAAAGATTGTGTTGCATCAACAAAAAGACTTCGTGCTAGGATTCTATTTCTATCTGCATTGCTAAGCTTACTCATCTAAAACCTTTAGTATTTACTCTTCTTCTATCTTGATGTCTAAATGCAAAAGATTTATTTTCACTTGGAACTGAAGCTGTTTGGTTGTTGATAATTTCAGTTTTAAGTCTGCCATTACTCATTTTGTTTAGGTAGCTTTCATTTTCTTTTTTTAACTCTTTATCTGCATCACTTACAAAGCCATTTTTTCTTTTTAGTTCATATATAGTTAGGTCAACTGTAATTTTTTTTAAAAGTGGCGTTGGGTCTGCTGGTAAGATTATGAAAGACTCAATGAAAGAGATTGCATCATTAAGTGCATCATCAATTACTTCTTGGTTTATATCTCCTGTACCATTTATATCTGATAGCTCTAGTAATTTTGTATCACTTATCTCTTTTAGTAAATCTTCATTCTTTATCACTTTAAATCCTTTTGTATTGGCGTTTAAAACCCGTTTAAAAACCCTTTTAATCTTTTCTTCGATAGATTTATCGAATTGGTAAATAAAAGCCCCTAGAGGCTTTTATTTTAAACTGTGGTAAATTTACCTTTTGGAGTAGCTGCTGGTCTTGAGTTATAAACAAGTGGTCTACACTCACTTCTAACTTCCCAACCTCTACCTTTAGGTAACTCTTCAACAGCACCAAAATATAGTTTTGGTTTTTGTCCAGCTGCTTTAGTATCATTGGCTCTTGAGAATCTTAATTTAAAGATATTTGAATCTTCAGGTAAGAAAACTGCTTCATCTGAAGGAATAAACTCTTTTTCTTCTCCCTCTGCATTTTGATAAGTAGCAATATATTCTGTAAACATCATCCCATGAATTACTAGAATGTTCTCACCATCTTTTTCAATCTCTTTTGCTTGGTTTGATTTAAATAGATCTTCTGCTTTTGCAAGAGCAAAAATTCCATCCATAAAATCTGGTCCAGCTAAACTTGAAACTTTTAGTTTTTGAACACCAAGCTCTTTTTTGATGTGTCTAAGAATTTCTGTAATAGACTCTTTTAAAGGTTTACCTGATTTGAACTCAACAGATAGTCCGTCGTAGCTTAATTCAAATAGAACTTTCCCTTTACCATCCATTACTTTGTTAAATAAGGCACCAGCTGTTTGAAACTCTAATGATGTATCAAAAGACTCTTTATGTTCTCTTTGAACTTCACCAATTTCTTCTGCTAAACCTAATGGTTTATCTTCTGCATTAAACGACTCAATGTTATCAAGCTTTTCAGGAGTGATTGGATTTGCTAAAGCATATCTTGCAGTTTTTGCTTCGAACTCAAGAACATCTCCTCTATCATGAAGTAAATGTTCNAACTGACTCTAAAATCCAACCAGCACCTGTTTTAATTTTAACTGTGAAGTTGGCTCCAATAAGTCCTTTTCTATCTTTTACATACTTGTCAAATAAAACAGTTTGGATAGGTTTTTGATGAATTAACTTTTCAGTTACATTCTTTGGTGTCCATTTGTTTTTTAATAATTGATTTACTGTTTGTAACATATCTTATTCCTTACTTTAAAATGATTTTGTTTTTAAATAATGATGTTCTCATTGAAGCATCATAATTCACTAAATACTTTTCTCTTACAGTTCCTGTAATAACAACTGATACTTTTGATGTTTCTGTAATATTTTCTCCTAACATTCCATTTGCATCAAACTCACCTAAATCTTGCCATTTAGGGTCATCAGTAATTGGCTCGTTTGCATTTGCATCTTCTAATGATTTCCATGAGTGTCCATTATGAAATACTTCATCATCAGTTAGATGTTCTCCAGCAACCCATAAAGGTCTCTCTTGAGAAGTCCAATTTACTCCACCATCAGTAGAAGTTAATGGAGTACCAAAAACTAATCCTTCTGAATCTACAGGTACTGAAACTGTCCCTGAAACAACTTGGTCTTTTTTGATGATTACTTCATCAATAGTATTTGGTCTTTTTGTGATTTCGTTTTTCATCATTTATCCTTATGCTTTTAACTCTGCATCTGTTAATGCAGTATCGTTTTTCTTTTGTCCACCATCTTTATCATTTGCATATAAATCATCTTCAGGCTTAGCTGATATAACTTTTGCTTTAGCAAGAAAATTAGTTAATCCTTCAGGATTTACTTTTCCAAAAGCTAACAAATCATCTTTTTGGTCAGGATGGACTTTTTTTGCAGCAATTGCATCTGTTACTTCATCCTCAACTCTTTGCACTTCTCTAGATTCTTTTTCATCTTTTAAATCTTGATTCTCTTTTTGAAGAGTTTCAATTTCTTCTTTCGTCAACATACTTTCTTCTCCTTCTTGTTTGGTTTGTTTTTTGTTGGCAAAAACTTCTCCTAGCTCTTCGAAAAAAGGTCGGTTGGTTAATGCCACGGAGTGTAAACTCCAGCCTAAATTATCTCCTGTAACTTGGTCTATGGTTTGAGGGTCTAATACAGGTGAGTGATATTTATAGTTTTCACCTTGAATATCTTTAAGTGCATCAGGGAGCCATTGAACTTTTGCCCAAAGTTCTTTATCTTTGAAAAAAAGTTCTTTTATCCAACCTGAAGCTGGGGCTTTTTCTTCATATAAAGAAGCATGTTCATAATCACAAACTACATCTATATCCATCTTTTCAAAGTTTGCTTTGATTTGTTCTAGGTCTTGAAATGTTAATTCAAATGGTCCTTTTATATGACCTTTCCATTTTCCTACAACTGCGATTTTTAAATCATATAATTTTTTATCATCTTGAGCTTGACTCAAAGCAAATAAGTAATTACACGCAATAAGTGATTTCTTCATATATCTTCCTTTAGTAGTTATTTAGTATCGTTGTAAACTCTCTTCTGTAAACAGTTAGATAACCTTCATGTATAACAGCATCAAATATCTTCTCTGTTTTACCCATCTTAATTGGCTCACTATTTTCAAAAGATTTTAAAGATAATCTTTTATCTATCTCATTTAGTAATGAATAGATCTCTTGATGTTTTTGTTGTCTTGTATTTTTATGTTTTGAGTATGAAATGTGAGCAATGTATAAGTTGAACTTGTACTCTTTTCTTATAGGGCTATCAGGTTTATCACCTATATAATCAACATAAACCATAGGGAGGTCTTTTTGATTAAATTGAAACTTTTTAGGGTCTATTAATTCCCCATAGTATTTATCGGCTTTTATCTCATCTTTGTCTAACACTTCAATAACAGCTGTTTCAAACTCACCAATCATCTTTTACCTTACAAATATAAATTATGCTCGAATTATAAGTAGATATTAGTGTGTATAGAAAGTGAAGTTTTTCACAGAAAAAGGGCTGTGAATAAGCTCGTTAGATAGCTTCTTTGGTTTTCTTTTACAATGCTCTTTTTAAAACAAAGGAAACATATGACCTTACCAAATTATGCACCAAAGCCATGGTGGGAACATAAAGCAAAAGCAATCAAAGAGGACTGTAATGGGTGTGGTAGTGAACTTGACTTAAGTGGCAAGTTGGTACCTGATACTTTATATGGTTTGAATATCAGAGATACTTGCTGTTGTCCCCATGACTATGGCTATAAGTATGGGATAACTTGGATGGATAAGATTTTTACGGATGTGATGTTTCTTTATAACATGACAGCACTTATCATCAACAAAGGTGGATGGCTTACGATTCCACGACTTTTAAGAGCTACTAAATACTTTGTAGCTGTAGTTAAGTATGGAGATAAATCTTTTGCAGAGGGTAAGGCATCTGTATCGGATAAAAAAGAAATCACATTTAAAGGAGAATTTCGGTGAGAAAAACATTGTTAGCACTTGTTGCTGGGTTTATGGTTATGTTGTCTTTTACAGGCTGTGGAGAGGGTGTAAAAGATGTGGCTGGTTATGTAAATGACCACAAAGAGAGCATCTATAAAACAGGTAAAAAAGCTGTACAAGTCTTGGTGCCTGATGAGACAAGAGAAAAATATCACACCAAAGAGCTGGATAAAGCAGTCACGACAGGGTATGACATCTATAAAGATGTAAAGAATAAAGAAAAAAAGTAAATTGTTCAATAAGTATAAAGAAGCAGAGGTTTCTTTGTACTTATAGGTTTTAAAATTAAAATAGAGGTATTAAGATGGGTGAGTTTTGGAGTATTGTTTATGGTGTAGGAACGATTATATCAGTTATTGCAGTAACAGTATATGCAACAAAACGAAATACCTCTAACATAGATAATTTAAAGAATAATGAAATCAAAGACCTATATGAAAAATATAATAAAAAAATGGACGAAGATAAGGCACGTGAGACTTTTGTCACTAAAGAGCTTTATAACAATCAGATGGTGCATATAGATACGATTTTCATTGAAATAAAAGAACAAAATAAAGAGATATTGGGATACTTGAGAAAATGAGTTTTGCTGATATAAAAAGAATCATATCAAACATTGTTCAAATAGGAACAATAAGTGAGACTAAGTCAAAAGAGGGAAAAGCTCTAGCTAGAGTTACTTTAGACAATACAGCTGATAACAAAAGAGTATCTAAGTTTTTGCCTGTAATTTCACTTGCGAATAGTTTTGCAAGGGTTTGGGTTCCAATAAGAGTAGGTGAGCAAGTTCTAGTTATAAGTCCATTTGGAAATGCAAATAGTGGATTTATATTTAGGTCTATTTTTAACAAAGGTTGCAAAGAGCCAGTTGGTGCAAATGAGCATACAACAATCATGGAGTTTGAGGATGGGACTAGATTGTCTTATGACTCAGAGGCGAGTGAACTAAAGATGGATGTAAAAAAAGCTGTAACTGTTATCTGTACAGATGCATATGTAAAAGCAACCAATCAAGCAAAAGTGGAAACACCAAAGCTTGAAGTTGTATCTGAGGATATTTTATTTACAGCAAATGAAACAGTCTTTGATAGCAAAGTAACTGTGAAAAAAGGTTTTATAGGTCAAGGCTCTTTTGCTCTGACCAATAAAAATGGAGATCCTTCAGAGGTAGCTCTTTTTAACATGAAAATAAGATCAACTGAAGATATAGAAACAGAGGGTGCGTTCTTAGATAGTAACGGGAACTTAACCACTCATACAAACGAAGGTTATACAAGGGATTAAAATGGGAAACACTATCACATCAAATATCATGCCTACAAACAAAATCTTCTCTGCAAGTGAAGCTGAGAGCTTTTCTCGTATGATTGAAACTCCTCTTGGCTCTAGAGTTGTAAGACCTTATTTTGGAAGTTTACACCATGAGCTTATTGATAAAAATATGGATAGTGGGTGGATTATGCTTTGGAAAAAGTACACTTTTGAGTGTTTTTTAGATGAGAATAATAAACCTTGGGATAGTAGATTTACCCCACTATCTGTGAGTATTACAAGTATAGATTCAACTGCTGGAGTAGTAGTTGGAAATATACAGTTTGAGGGTTTTGAAGCTGATATTAGTACAGGAGGATTTAATGCCTAGTTTAAAAGAGCTAGTTGCTGCTCTTCCTGTTCCTAAGATATTTGAAGAGGCAAAAGTTGAGGAAAAGATAGCTGAGAATATAGCACTTATGAAAGGGTTAAATCCTGATTGGGAGCCAATACAAAGTGATAGTAATATGATGCAAATAGAAGCTTTCTCATATAAAGAAGTGATGCTGATAAATACTTTTAACAATGCTATTAAAAAGATGTTGCCTCACTATTGTGAGGATGATGACTTAGATAACTTTATCTTTGGTTTTTATGCTGGAGAAAAAAGACTAAAAGGTTCATATCCTAGTGCATCTTATGAGTTTGAACTTGAAGAGCCTTTGAGTGTAGATATCATCATCCCAAAAGGTTTACAACTAAGTGATGGAGATACTCAAACTTCATATTTAGATGAGAATGTAACTATAAGTGCTGGAAATCTAACTGCAAGTGGAAAAGTAAAACTTGAGCTGAAAGTTAAAACAAGTGAGATAAAAACAGAGACTGTAATCTCTCCATATCCATATGTGATAAAAGCAACTTCTCAAGAAGATTTTAAAGGTGGAAGTAGTGTAGAGAGTAATGAGGAGTTTTTTGAAAGAGCTATTTTATCACTTTATCAGTATTCAACAGCTGGTGGAGAGAAAGCCTATGTTTATCATGCAAAAAGTGCTGATGAAAGAGTCTTTGATGTAAAGGTTATATCTTCAGCTCCTAGACTTATAACCATAGTGGTTTTATCAAGTGATACTGAAAGTATAAGTGAGGTATTACAAGCTGTTAATGAGAGACTAAATGGAGATGAGAAAGCTCAAGCTTTTGATGATGTAGTGACAGTTGAAGCAGCTGCTTCAAAAGATATCACTAGAAATGCCACGATACATATTTTTGATTTGACAAAACAAGCTGAGATATTAGAAAAAATCGAAGCTAATATGAAAGATGTATTTAAAATCGGTGAGGCTTTTCCTAACTCTCAGCTTATCAAACTTTTACACGTGAGTGGAGTGTATAAAATAGAACTAGATGTTAGTGATGATATGAGTGTATTAGAAAATGAACATATAAATCTAACTATCAATAAAACCTTTGTGGAGGCTGTGTTATGACAACTTCAATCTTACCTATAAATGAGTCTCAAACTCAAAGGGATATAGAGAAAATAGGAAGTCTAACTTTGGCAAAGTTTGATGTATCAAAACTGACTATAAATCCTCTTGAGTGTGATGAGAGTTTACTTCCTCATCTTGCAGTTGATTTTGATGTGAGTATAGCTGGGCTTAGTGTAGATGAAGCTAGAACCTATCTATCAAATGCAAGACAAATCAAAAAATATATAGGCTCAAAGTATGCAGTACGAAAAGCAGCTGAGGCAATATTTGGGGATGAGATAAAAGTAGAACCATGGAATGAGCATGAAGGAGTTCCTGGTACTTATAAAATAAAAGTAAATGTAACACCCCAAAAAAGTGTAACGGATGAAAATCTAAACAAAGCACAAACACTAATCAAAGCAGCTAACAGAAAGAGCTGCCACTTAAGTGGTATCACTATAAACATGAAAAATAGTGGGATGCATAAGTATGCGTGTATCACTCAAAGTAGAGAGAGTATAAGTGTCTTGCCTAAGATTTTAAAAGATATAGAGACAAATGTAAGAAAAAAGGTCCTAGTAGCTGTTCATGCTGTAGAGACTTTGATAATAAGACCTTTAGGAGTATAAATGGAATATTTTACAGTACTAACAAACTTAGGAGCAACAAAGATAGCAGCTGCATCTGCTGCTAACTCAACTATTGCTTTAACACAAATCGCAGTTGGAGATGGAAGTGGAACTGTTCCTGTTCCTGATATCTCTCAAACAGCTTTAGTAAATGAAGTTTTTAGAACGGATTTGAGTGAGCTAACACAAGATGAGATAAACACAAATCACTTTATTGCTAGGTCAGTTATCCCTGAAGATGAAGGTAACTTTTGGATAAGAGAGATAGGTGTGTTTGATGCTGATGGAGACTTAATAGCTGTAGGGAACTATCCTGAAACTTATAAATCTATCTTGGCAGAGGGTGCTGCTAAATCAGTAGACCTAAATGTTGTGTTTGAAGTTGCAAATGCAGATGTTGTTAATCTAACTATTGACCCAACTATTGTGATGGCATCTCAAGATTTTGTGAATAAAAAGGTTGCTGGAAAGGCAGATGAGACTTATGTTGATGAAAAGTTTAATAGTATTTCAGTAATTACAGGTTTTAAAAACAAACTTTTCAATGGTAGTTTTGATGTATGGCAAAGAGGCACAAGCTTTCTAACAGGAAGTGTCTATTTTAATGCTGATAGATGGCAAGGTTTCAGGGCTGGAAGTGAAACAGGATGCACAATCACAAGGGAAGTTTCTGATTTATATAATGCCTTTTATCACATGAAATTTAGCAGAGATAATGGTAATAGTAGCATTACAGGTGCAATGTTTCAACAAGCTTTGGAAAGTATTGATAGTAAAAAATTAGCTGGTAAAACTGTTACCCTTAGTTTTTATGCAAGGGCTGGTTCTTCTTTTTCTGCTTCATTGATTCCAAATCTATATTCAGGAACTGCAATTGATTCTTCTGCAATTTCAATGGCTAGTTGGACGGGAAATATCAATGAAAAAAGGGATGAAACTTTATCTCTTACAACTTCATGGGCTAAATATTCAATTACTACGACATTGAGTGCTGGATTGAAACAGCTTGGAATAAGATTTGAAACGGGGGCTTTTAGTGGCACTTCTGATGGGAATGATTATTTTGAATTAGCAAATATTCAACTTGAAGAAGGTGATAAAGCAACGGATTTTGAACAGAGACCTTATTCTTTAGAGTTTAGTTTGTGTCAAAGATATTATTACAAAATGGATATTGCATATATTGCTTTTATGCATCAAAATCAAAGTGTACATGAAAAAGAGTGTAATATTAAATTTCCTACAGAAATGAGAATACCACCATCGGTAACACAGACAATTTCAACTGCTTCAATTATCAGTACTGTTGTGGGGAAAGATTATTGTTATTATAAATCAAATGCAACAACAAGTACTAATTGTCACGTAACTTCATTCACTGCTGATGCAGAGTTATATTAAGGAAAGAAAAATGATAAAAAAAGTTAAATATACAGATAAACAAAATGATGGTGTAATTATCACTTTTGATGATGATACAACTTTTCAAATACCAACTCAAAAACACAGATATATGTATACTGATGATTTAAAAGAGTGGTTAAAAGATGAAGCAAATGAAATTGAAGCTTATAAAACACAAGCAGAGCTTGATAAAGAAGCTCAAGATAAAGCAACACAAGATGCAAAAAAAACAAAAGCCAAAGAACTAAACGAGCTAACAATAGACATAAATACAGTCTTTTATGATGCCCACCAAGAAGCCATAGGAAACATGGCTGCAGTTGTAGCTATTGCAACTGCTAAATTCCAAAAGGCTATTTCTGTTGGGATTGTAAAAGAGGGTGATACTGAGCCAACTCTTATGAATAACGCTCAAGCTTATCAATATGTTTACAAAGACCAAAAGGTAACTTGGAAAGGTGCTGATAATAAACCTCATGTTGTACAAGTAGAGAGTTTAGTGGAAGCAAGTGAAAAAGCAATGACTGCAAAAGCAGTGATTTTATTTAAATATTAAGGAGAAATTATGAGTCAAAAAAGAGGTGTAGTAAGTGACTATACAAGTAATAGTGCAAGACCTATAAGTGTAACTTCAACGCTTCCTATTGCGTTGGTTTGTACTTCAGATGTAGAAGCTGGTATGTATTCTTTTGATAGTCCTAAAGCTGCAGTTGAACATATGAGTCAAACTTCAGGGAGTAGTGCTGGAAATATGATGAAATACTTAAATTTAGGTGTTAATCAGTTCCCAGTAACAGCTCCTACAATTGTAGCAGTTGTAAATGAAGGTGCAGATGCAGCAGCAACAAAAACAGCAATTATTAATGCAACAAATGCTTTAAAAAGTGTAGCTTCAAGTGTAAATCTTGCTAGTCCTACTGAGAGTATGATTGGGTTTAAGCCTGATATTGTTGCTGTTTGTGATTATGCAATCAATGATATGGATGTGGCTAATGCCATAATAAGTGCAGATAACAATCTAAAAGCAAGGTCTTTTATAGATTTAGATGCAGTTGATAATGGAGATGCTATTGCTAAAAGAGCTGGATTTGGTAGTGATAGAATTACTCTAGTAAAAACTTCTCTTGGTCTATGGAATACACTAGATTCAAAAACAGATTATTATGATGCTGGTGTTGTTTTAGCTTGGCTAAGAGTTTATGTAGATGGTGAAAGTGATACAGGTTATGCTAAATCTATTTCAAACAGAGTTCTTCCTGTAAGTAGTGTAAAGAGTCCTAGTCAATTTAACATAGGTGCTTTAGATGAAACAGATCCTTTGACTGAAAATCAAATCATGAGTTTCATAGCTCATATGGGAATAAGAACTTGGGAGTATGCAACAACTTCAGATGACCCTATTTGGCAAGATGCTAGAAGAGTGAGAATCTTTGACTTAGCAGCAGAGGCTGTTCTTGATGGTATCTTTTGGGCTGTAGATAAAGACTTAAGTGCTTTAAGCTCTGCTAAAAAGTCTCTAAGAGGTTTTATGAATGGTTTAGTTGGGGATGAAGTTATGCTTGGCTTTAATGTTTACCTTGATGAAAAAAGAACTACTCCGGAGAGAATAACAGCTGGAGAGTTTTATTTTGTGATTGATTGTCAAGAGGTGCCAAGCCCAAGATTGATAAGTGTTACATTTAACAGAGTGGATAGATATGCTCCACTTGTATATAAAATCATAGAGGAGGCATAAGAAGATGAAGAATAGAGCAGTTATATTAGAAACAAATGCATTTATTGGTGGGATGGGAAATATTGGTATTACTGAGAGTTTTAAAACTCCAGCAATCACTCAAATAAAACTCAACCATAAAAGTGGAGCTGGTGATACTAGTGTGAGCACAGGTACTTTTGAATCTTTAGATGCAGAGGCTACTTTTAAATCACTTCCAAAAAGTATCTATGAAGAGTTGGCAAAGCTTGATAATGCAGAAATAATCTACAAAAAAGCTACAAGAGTAGGTGATGATGTAGAGTCTCATGAATATACTTGTAGAGGTGGTATGAGTATTGAGTATGGAGAAGCAAAAGCTGGAGAGTTTTTGGATGTAAAGATTATCCAAAAAGGTTTAAGAGCATATACATATGAGCATAACAATACTGTGAAAATAGATATTGACCATGACAATGGTAAAGCGTATGTTGGTGGAAAAGATTTAGCAGCTGAAGCTAGAAAAATAGTAGGGAGTTAATTATGAGTAAATTAAAAGTTAAATTAGATGATATAAAGTTAGAGTTTGAAACACCTCTTAAAATTGGTTCTAAAGAGGTTACATCTATTGTAATGAGACAACCAATTGTAAGAGATATGAAACTTGTAAAACATCATGAAGGTGAGTATGAACAAACAGTTAATTTAATTGCTAACTTAACAGGCTTTTCTGTTGAAGAGATTGAAACATTGCCAACTCATATTTATACAAAACTACAAGAAGGATTAGAGGGTTTTTTATAATAACTTGGAAAGATGTATTAAAAGGTATGGGCATTATTGGTCATATCTTTCATTTTTCCTATGTTGAAATGCTTGATATGTCAATAGTAGATTTTGAAAGTTTTATTGATGACACAAAAAATTATGTAAAAGAGGAATAAGATGAAAGGTATAAATTTTGGTATAAATATTGGTGCTGCATTTAGTGGCTCAAAAGCTTTTAATAATGCCATTAAAAGTACTTTTCTTCTTGATTCGAAATTAGAAAAGCTTAAAAACCAAAGAATTAATCTAGGTCAGAAATTTGGCTTTGCTTCTCAAGAAGCTAGAAAGCTAAATACTCAAATTGTGAAACTTACTAGAAATCAGAGACTACTAAACCAAGCAACACAAAAGCAAGTTCAATTAGAAAAATATAGAGATAACTTTAAAAGTAAATTTATGGAGAAATTAGCTCTTGGAGCAACAATTTTTGCACCTATGAAAGTTGCTATTGATTATGAAAGTAGTATGGCTGATGTAAAAAAAGTAGTTAACTTTAAAGATGGTAAAGAGTTTAAAGAGTTTGAAAAAGAGGTCCTAAATTTATCTACAAAAATACCATTAAAAGCAAATGGCTTAGCAGAGATAGTAGCAGCTGGTGGACAGCTTGGAATAGCAAAAGATAAACTTCTTGGATTTACTGTTACAACTGCAAAAATGAGTACTGCCTTTGATATGCTACCAAATGAAGCTGGAGAAGCAAGTGCTAAGTTGATGAATGTATTTAGTCTTAGTCTAAATGAAGTTAGTTCACTTGGAGATGCAATTAATCATTTAAGTGATAATACTGCATCAAAGGCAAAAGATATTGTAAATGTAATATCAAGAGTAGGTGGTAGTGCTAAAATATTTGGTCTTAGTGCTAAAAAAACAGCATCACTTGCGAGTGCATTTATAGCTTTAGGTAAGCCTCCTGAAGTAGCAGCTACTTCTATTAATGCTTTATTATTAAAACTTGGAACTGCAGATAAACAAGGAAATAAATTTCAAGATGCTTTACGAAGTATTGGTTTATCAAGTGAAGAACTAAAGGATAACATAAAAGCAAATGGCGAAGGTGCTATTACTGATTTTCTAGAAAAAATAAAAGCTTTAGATAATGAAGACAAGATGGGTATATTAAGTGATATGTTTGGCTCAGAATATGCTGATGATATTGCTTTATTAAGTGAAGGAATGAATAATTATACTAAATCTATAAAATTACTTAGTGATGAACAAAAGTACAATGGTTCTATGCAAAGAGAGTTTGAGACACGAAGTGCAACTACTAAAAATAACTTAACGTTATTAGGTAATACCGTTACAAAGATAGGTATTAATTTTGGAACAATACTTTTACCAGCATTAAATTCAATCTTAACTCCACTAAGAGGTCTTAGTAATGGCGTTGCTGATTTTGTATCAGAATATCCTACTGTTTCAAAATATATTGGTGGATTTGCAGTCGGGGCTATTGGTTTATCTTTGGCACTTTCAGGACTTGGGTTTATGGGAAGTTTTGTTATTACAGGAATATTGGGTATTGCAAAAGCAGCACTCTTTATGAATGCTATATTCTTAGCGAATCCAATAGGCTTAGCAATTGTTGCTATAACAGGATTGATTGCTTTAGGAACTATACTTTATAAAAAATTTGAACCTATAAGAAATTTGTTTGATGGTATATGGGGAGCTGGAAAAAAAGTACTTGGTTTTTTAGGTTTTGGAAGTGATGATGCAAGTGAAAAAAAATCAGTAAAAAGTAATCCTATTGTAAATAGTAACATTACACCTAAATCTATAAATATCCCTAAAACGACAAAGAGCAATAGTAAAGTAGTACATAACACTCCAACATATCACATTACAGTACAAGAACCTAAAAGTGATGTAGATGTAATAAAAGCCATGAAAACATATGAGCAACAACAAAGAAATAGAAGCTATGAGGATGACTGATGTTAGGAATGATTGATACGTTTGAATTTGAAATGAATAAAAATCAACTTGACAGTATCTCTCACATGATTGATTTTGATTATGCTGAAAGTAAAAGACTAGGAAACCATCCTAAACTTCAAGCTGTGGGCAAATCATCTGAGAGCTTTACTTTTGCTGGTACTTTAATCATGCAAAAGGTAACTGCACTAGATGAGCTTAAAAAAATAGGAGAAGCAAAAAAGCCTGTGGTCTTATCTTTTGTAAATGCTTCAGCTATTCAAGTTGTGATTAAAAGTATAAGAATGGATAAAAGCGATTTTTTAAGAAGTGGAGAGTTTTTAAAACAAGGTTTTACAGTAGAACTTAGAAGGTGGTACCCATGACAGTTGTAGTAACTCAAGCAAAAAGACTAGATGAAATAGTAAATGCTCACTATGGAGACTTAACTCATCTTGATGATGTAATAGCTGTAAATCAGCACTTAATGACAAAGATAATATTAGAAGCTGGAGATGAAGTCTCTCTTCCTGAGTATGAATCTAAATCAAAAGAAAACAGCGTAGCAACACTATGGGATTGATGATATGACACCTAATTTTAAACTTCTAGCAAATGATAAAGATATAACTGAAAAAATCAACAAAGATACTTCAAAAATAGAGTTTCAAGATGAAGAGGGAGATGTTGCTGACCAAATCACTTTAGAGATAGAGGGAACATTTAAAAAACCAAAGTATGAAGATGAACTAAAACTTTGGATAGGAACCCAAGAGAATGGACTCTTTTATTGTGGTTTATTTTCTGTGCAAACTTCTACATACAAAGATGCAAATAAAACATCTATGGTGATAACAGCTACGAGTGCTAACTTTTCTAAAAACTTAAAAGTAAAAAGAAATCAATCATATGAGAATGCATCTATAAAAAAGATAATGCAAATAATTGCTTCAAGACATGAGCTTGAGGTTGCAAGTGATTTTGATGATATCTATATTTTACACTTAGAACAAACAAATGAATCTGACCTACACTTTATGAAAAGATTAGCAGCTGAATATAATGCCCTGTTTGCAGTAAAGAATAATAAGATCATATTCAAACATAAAATCAAAGATAACAAAAAATCAAGCTCACTTCCTAGGTTTAAACTTCCACGAGATGAAAATACTGATATCTCTATTCAAAATGCTGATAAGACTTTGTACTATTCTTGTCAGGCTGTTTGGCATGATACAAAAGAGAATAAACAACAAAGTGTAATAGTAGGAGATGGAGAGCCTATAAAACTCATAAAGGATAGTTTTGAATCAATGGCTGATGCCAAGATAAAAGCTGAAGCTACACTTCAAAAAGCAAATGCTGGTATAAAAGTAGGAACTATAAGTAACTATGGCTTTGAGATATATGCTGGAGGTATTTTAGAAGTAAGTGGAACACCTGAAGATGATGGTGACTACAGTATCAAAAGAGCATCTCATATTTTAGATGAAAATGGCTGGAATGTAACAATAGATATAGAAAACTAAAAGCACAGTCAACTCCCTCAAGCTAACTGCATAAAAATTTTAACTAAAAAAGTCATATCGGCTCAAAATTGTGACTTTTTGGAACGGAGATAATATGCAGAGCACAAAATTAAAAGCACCCTTTGGTTAGGTAGGTGGTAAGAGTAAACTAGCTCGTGATATAGTGGGCTTAATGCCTGAGCATACTACTTATATAGAAGTATTTGGTGGGGCTTTAAATGTTTTCTATGCCAAACCAAAGAGTAAGCTTGAGATAGTAAATGATATAAACTCACAACTTGTGAACTTACATAGAGCTATGAGAACCAATCCTGAAACACTATCTTTATATCTTAATAATATGCTTATCTCAAGAGAGATCTTTGATGCTATTAAAAAAGGTCATTTAAAACCAAAAAACAATATAGAAGCAGCTGCTTTTTATTACTATCAACTTGTACAAAGTTTTGGGTCAAAAGGTGATAACTTTGCCATGGGTGCTAAGAGTGGAAGAAAGCCAAAAGATATATATAAATCATATCAAAAGTGGAGCCATAGGCTAAAAGGTGTGACTATTGAAAATATGTCTTTTCAAAAGTTAATACCTCTATATGATAAAGAAGAGGTTTTATTTTATCTTGACCCACCATATGTAAGTACTGAGAGCTACTACAAAAATACAGGTGGATTTGGTATCAAAGAGCATAAAGAATTAGCAGCACTGTTGTCACAAATAAAAGGTAAGTTTTTACTCTCTTATAATGACTGTGAGCTAGTGCGTGAGTTATATAAAGATTTTAAGATAGTAAGTAGTAAAGAGATAGAGTACACGCTAGGTAAGAATATGCATGGGAAGAATAAGAGTGTGAGGGAGGTTTTTATTATGAATTATTAGAATGAAACTTTAGGGTTTCATTCCATTATTATTTGTAGAATTTTGATTGTTTTCTATATATTTTTTTGCCCTTTTTGATACATCCTCAAAAGCTGTATCTTCTCTTTCTTTAGCTAATTTATGAAGTTCTTTAAGGTTGTTAATATAATCATTAAAATTTAAATTAAATAATAATGCAGAATCGTATAATGAAAGTATTCTCTGATGTATAGCACTTAAAACACATGGTATATTGTTAGTTCCACACAAAATAGTATTTGCACCAATAGACTCAGCAAATGCACATAATTCTTGATATGTAGAGGTAGGGTAGGTTTTATTTTCTTCTAATATCTGATTAAGTTTTTCTGATATTAAATTATATATTGCTTCTTTAGTAATACAACACATAACTCTTCCTTTACTAATACCTAGTTGAATGGCATAAACTTTTAAGGCTATTAAATCACACTCTTCACTTACTGATTGTTCCATGTTTTCTCCTTTAATTTTCATTTTTAAAATATTGTTTCATAAGTGATTTAGTTGAAGATGCTTCTTCTATTAATAAAGGCATAACTTCTATTAGTGTTCTTGAGGCTGAATAGTATTCTTCAAGTATATTCGCCATTTCTAGTATTTTTATATTTTCTATAGTGTTATACTGTAAATAAGCATCTTTATCTCTATGCGCTATACTTATATTTCTTATATCTTTAAATCTAAAATTAGCTTTTTTTTGAGCTTTACTCATTTGTCTAAATGCGTTTACTAATTTTTCTCTCAAATCTTTAGATATGCTAGAATCATCATATATTTCTTGAAGTTCTTTTGCATTTAATACTTTTGATAAATCTCTTTCATGTATTGTAAGAATCATAATTCTTAATGAAAGGTTTCTTTTTACTGGGTTTTTGTGAGTAAATGCATCTGTATGCATAGATTGAATGTCTCTTTCAGCAAGTAGAAAATATGTTGAAAAGTTAAAAAGTTTCGCTAAATTAGGGAACTTATCTTTATTCATTTTTTCTTGTTCTTTTATAAATACTTTTAAAGTGTCATTAATTGCTTTTTGTTTCTTTTTCTCTTTTAATTTTAATTTAATTCTTAATTTAAATAAAAGAATTCTTTCTAAATAAGGTGCTAATCTTTTAAGCTTTTTGTATGTATTAAATCTTGACCATCTTTCAACGACATTTTTAGGCTTACTAAGTAATTTGTTTTTCATTTATACACTTTTATTTATATATAAAAGTATTATAACTTTTTGCTGATAAAATGTTAGCAAAAAAATAAAGAGATTATATGAACTATATAGAAAAATTAAAAGATATCCTTTCTCAAGAGCATGGCAATAAAAAAATATATGATAAAGATGTTGCTGCAGCTCTTGAGATAGAAGAGTCAAACTTTAGAAAACAAAAGCATCGTAATAGTATCCCATACTTTGAGATTATGAGCTTCTTAGCTAAAAGAAATATATCTATCAATTGGTTCTTCTTTAACCAGCTTCCTGAGTCCCTGATTGAGTCTACATCAAACTATATAATACTAAAGTATCAAAGAATAGTTACAGCTTCAGCTGGAGGTGGAGCTATAAACTATGAACTAGACTCAACTCCACTTGTAATAGATAAGCAACTTCTAGACCATATTAATAGTAGCTATAAATATACTGAAGTATTAAAAGTATTTGGTGAGTCCATGGAGCCTGATATAAAAGATGGAAGCCTAGTCTTTATAGATAAGAGTAAAACAGATATAAATAGTACAGGTGTATATCTAATCAATACAAACGATGGATTATATATTAAATGTATTAAAGTAGAAAATGATAAAGTTATTCTAAAATCAAACAACCAAGCTTTTGATGACATAACATTACATATAGATGATGTAGATATTGTTGGTAGAGTTTGTGGTGTACTTATAAAGGTATAATTTGCTAGAAAATAACATCCCTAATTTAATAATAAAAATCGGCAAAAAGAAATATATGGAAAATCTTTTTTATAAAGGAGAAATTCATATGAAGAGATTAAATACCTTTACTAAAATTAGTAACAATGAAATTGGAGATAAAGATGAAGGTATTACTTGTAGCCACCAAAAAAGTGAAATAAAATCGTTTACTGTAAATGGAAAAAATATGACATCATCTTTAATTAGAATAAGTTTACGTGAGAGTAATGCACCTAATCCCTTTATATATTGTACATATGGTATTTATAAAAAAAATAATGAAAATACTCAGAAAGTAGTAATTGATACTAAATGTTTTGAGTTTGGAGATACAGCAGTAGTAATATATAATCCAAAAACATTTATTTATAAAATACAGCAGTCTTATCATATTGAATACGATAAAATAACTTACAGAGAAAAAGATAAGTATTCAGGTGATATGGGAATATTTTCAAAATTTGATAACTATAGTCATCAAGAGGAGTTTAGAATTATCAATTATGAAAAAAGTAATTTAAATGAAATAAATTTAGATATTGGTTCAATAGAAGACATTTCAATAATAGTAAATGTAAATGAATTAAACCCAATTATCTTAGAATATTGAGACTTCGTAGAAAAGGAAAGAAATGAGTAATAATTTAGAAAAAGCTAATGACATATTAAACAATCAAATTTTAAATAAAGAGAAAATAAGTCCTACAATTGAAATGCTTGAGAGTATAGAAAATCTTGCCTTTTATATGAAAGATGAAAAACAATATTTATCAACCTTGTATACATCATTGACACCTAATTATTACAAATCATTTGACAAAAGAATTAAAAAGTCTATAACAAATGAACAGTTTGCATGTACCAAAGGATGTTCTCACTGTTGTAAAGGATTAAAGTTAGGTTTTGGAGTCTTGGAAATAGATTACATAGTAGATTATTTAAATAAATTAGATGATAAGATAAAAGATACAATTGCAATAAATTTAGAACTACTAGAGAAAGAACATGTTGATAAGAAAAGAAATAAAAGTGAGTTTTTACTAGAAGCAATGATTAATCATGAAAATACACTATTATATGATTGTCCATTTTTAATAAATGACACGTGTTCTATATATGAAGCAAGACCTATTGTATGTAGAACATACTTATCAAAAAGTTTTGATTCTTGTTATGTAGAAGGTATTGCTGATAATGTATTAGCTGAAATATATGCTGAAGGATATAAAAATCTACTTTTTCATAAAAACAATAAACTTTATTCTACTAATGAATCAATATCTCCAAACTTCTCATTTTTTGCAATTAAATATGGTAATAATAAGTTTTACTCTTTAAACAAATACAATAAGTTTGTGGATTTTGTTAAAGAGGAGTTTTTATAAATGAAAGTATTTGCTTATAAAATGTAAGTAAATTAAAGCCCATAAAGTCTATATTTAAGTATGTTAACATTTCATAAGCAAATAATTAACATTTCAAAAGCCGTTTTACAAATGTTGCCGTATGTTCCAAAACTAAGAACTTAGATAACTTTTCTGAAAATATAGTACTCAAAGAGGTAAAATCTTTTAAAAATGAAATACTATTTTGTTTAGATGATTTTGAGAAAAAACATGAGATATATAAGACCTATAAAAATGCACTCACTTTAAACCAAGAAAAATCAATACAAAGTTTTTTTGAAAAACTATTGGCATACGCACTAGATAAAAAATGTAGTGATATTCATATTGAGACATTAGTTGATTGTTTAATAATCAGGTTAAGAATAGATGGTCTTTTAAAGACCTATTTTAGTTTTGAAAAAGAGTTTTATATGTTACTTAGTTCATATATTAAGTTAATATCAAATATGGATATTACTCAAAAAAGAGAGCCACAAAATGGAAGGTTTGCAAAACTCATAAAGGAAAAAAGAGTAGACTTTAGAGTCTCTACTATGCCTATTATTACAGGAGAGTCTATAGTATTGAGAATATTAGATAATGGAGTGAATAAGAAAGATTTAAATAGTATAGGCTTTGATAACATTGTTTTAAAAAAAGTCAAAAATTCAATTATCAAATCAAATGGACTTATTCTTGTGACAGGCCCAACGGGAAGTGGTAAAACAACAACTTTGTACTCTATTTTAAATGAGTTAAATGATAGTTCAAAAAAAATCATAACAATAGAAGACCCAGTTGAATATCAAATAAAAGGCATACAACAAGTATCTATTAATAATGAGATTGGATTAAAATTTAATGATGTATTAAAAAATATTTTACGTCAAGACCCAGACGATATACCTGTAAGTTATAAGAAATATGGACAACAAAATACACATTATATGGTGATTGCAAACATAGGAATTTATCCATATTTTTAAAAATTAATCGACTAATAATTTTTATTTTGTCCATATTCTCTTACTAAAAAAATTAAGATATATTATTAGTTTGTTGTTTTAACTTATAAAACACTAATATTAAGCTTTTTGATATGTATAAAAATAAAAATGGGAAAATAGTTCTTTATACTCCAGGTTTTTTGGTTATTTTAATGAGCGAGATACTCCCCGTAATGTGACTAAAAAGAAAACCTCTTTTAATTGAAGTTAAACCAAAAGATAAACTTAATTTTTTTTTTTGTGAATATAAATATTGATTCATGCAAGTTAAAACTATATCAATTCTTAAAATTAAAGAATTTGTTTATAAAGAGACTGTTCAGAGTTTTGTGTTAAAGTTTGATAGTTCCTAGAATTTTAGCACAGTTAATCTTACTTAGCCAAATTTGTGCCAAAAAGTACAGGTTAGTGAACTTATTTTTTGAAATGAAGATTATTATTATCTGCAATTTTCTCTAAATTGTTATATTAATTAACTGAATTAATTTTTGTCTATATTTTAGGCTCATTCCACTAATTTGTACCCAATTCCTTTAATATTTATAATCATTGTATTCCCTAAAATTTTTCTAAGATTTTTTATATATGTTCGTACTGTGGTTGGCTCTGGCATTTCATCATATGCCCAATTATTAATTGAAATTTCCTCTATTGAAAGCGTTCTATTT